CTGGACAGAGGTTAATGACCTAAATACTGGAAGAGACTTTATGGGTTTTTCTGGTACAACTAATACAGAGGCTTTATCTTTTGGGGGTAATTCACCAAATAAAGCAGTAACAGAAGAATGGAATGGAACGAACTGGACTGAAGTTAATGATTTAAATACTGCAAGAGCTAATTGCGGTTCATCTACGGCAGGGACAAATACATCAGCTTTAATGATGGGTGGTAATGGACCCCCTCTTAGATTACCTGACACAGAATCATTTTCAGGAGCAACAACAGTTACATTTACAACCTCTTAATACTTGTAATATATTTTAATTAGTATATATTAGTTTTAACTATAAAGGATAAAGATATGAAAAAAGACGTTAAAGAAGTTATACAACAAGAAGAACCACATTTAAATAATCTGTTATCGACGGAGGATCTATCATCGTTTAAAGGTATGGTGGACGAGCTTCGTGACACATGGACCAAGAAACAGATGTTTCGAACAGAGACAGAAGCAAGGTTTTCTGTATTACAGGATAATAGATACCCAACCAAAGCTGCAAAGTATTGGCAGTGTGTCAGAGAACAGTCTAGTTATCTGGATAATCTTATGGCCCTATCGTTTGACTACAGAAGAAACGAGGCAAAGATTAAATGGTTAGAAGGTAAAGTTGAAAAAGAAGAAGATGAGTACAAAAGAACTAAATACAAAATAGATTTAGATGAAGCTATATTTGGTAAAGCATCTATGGAAAAAGTTGCAAAACACAGAATGAGAGAAATCAAGATGTGGTCTAAACTAAAGAAAGAATTTAACGATGGATCATTTAACGATAAAGATGTTAACGTTCACCAATTAGAATCTTATGGGTTGCAATATCATGAGAAGGCAAAAACATTAAATCAAAACTCAAGTGAGGCAGAGATATTTAATGTTATGGGACAATTACAATCACTACAGAGAATAAAAAAATCTGGTGAATTAGAAAGCAGCTATCAAGAGAAAGAACAGATTGAACAACATGGAAAACCCAAAGTTTGATTTTGTATTTTTAGGTCAATCTATTTTAAAATATCAGGTTCCTTTAGATATATTTAATTCTATTAATTATATTTACGAATCTAATTTTAATAATCTTGAACCTGCAAATAAACAGTTAGTGGGTAAGATAGAGAAAGAACATTCTTTGTTTTACGGTGGTCAAGATGAAACGAAAATGAAGAATCATAATAAATTACCAAGGGATGTAACAAATTATTTTATGCAAATGTTTAAACATTATCTAACATGGAATAAAATAAAAGATTATCAAATGCATATAAATTCTATTTGGGTTAACGAAATGAAACAACATGAGTATAATCCTGCACATATTCATCGTGGCATGTTGTTCACAGGTCTATCTAGTGTAATGATTTTAAAACTACCATCAACATATGGTAGAGAATACTCTGCATCACAGACACCACAAAACGGTAGACTACAAATCTTAGGTGCAGCCAATGGTCAGTTTGCAAAGATAGATTATCAACCACCAATGGACCTTAGAGACTTTTATATCTTTCCATATGACATGAGACATTGCGTATATCCATTTAATGGGACAAATGAGGTGAGACGAACTCTTGCTGCTAACTGTGATGTACAGTTTGATCCGATAAAAAATAGAGGTGCTAATTAATGGATAAAAAATATATTATAAAAGAACATATTGGAATATTTAAAAACTTTATGCCTAATGAATTAATAGATGATTATATAAATTATTTTAACAAATGTGAACAACAAGGTGCAATATATCCAAGAAAGGAAGAAGAAATTTTAGTATCAGATAATGCGATAAGCACAATAAGAGAAACAAATGTAGCATTAACGTATACAAACAAACCTTTTATAGAAGGGTTTTTTAAGGAGGTATATCCTTTGTATGTTCAAAAATATTCATATCTAAAAAAGTTAGCCACACATAATATACTTGAGGTTAAAATACAGAAAACCAAAGTAGGTGAAGGATATCATACTTGGCATTGTGAGAATGCTCAAATGAAAGCAAGAAATAGAATGATGGCTTTTATGGTTTATCTTAATGATGTAGCTGAAGGTGGAGAGACAGAATTTTTATATCAAAAGTGTAGATTTAAACCAGAAAAAAATACCCTATTACTTTGGCCTGCAAATTTCACGCACGTTCACAGAGGCAACCCTCCTCTGTCAAACGATAAATATATAATAACGGGATGGGTAGAATACGGATATTAATATGATAACAGAACCACGATGGCGATCTTTTATAGTTGAAACAACCACACCTATCTTTACACCGGAACAATGTCAGGCGATAATTAATGCAGGAAGAAGTGAACCAAGAAAAAATGCACTAGTTGGAAAAACAGAAGGTAGTAAAGGCGGAGCGATGGACACCAAAACCAGAACCTCACATATTAGCTGGATACCGTTTTCTAAAATGACAGAGATGTATAAACAAATAGAAAAAATTATGAAAGTTACAAACGGTAATCATTTTGGCTTTGATGGGATGACTATTAATGAAATGGCACAATACACAGAATATCCAGAGGGTGGGTTCTATGAATGGCATGTGGATAACGATGTAAACATGCAACACGAACCACCTGTAAGAAAAATATCTATGACCTGTCTGTTATCCCCTGAGAATGAGTTTGAGGGTGGTGATTTAGAATTAATGAGAGAAGGTAAGATTGCAAAAATAAAACAAGGTCATGCAATATTTTTTGCATCTTTTATTAGACACAGAGTAAAACCTGTAATACGTGGAAACAGAAAATCTTTAGTCATGTGGTTTGGAGGCACACCATTTAAATGATTAAAGCTGCATACTTTCCAACGATCATATATGCAAAAGACGTTAACTTAGATAACAGACTTTTTGAAAGAGAAGTTATTCAATGGTCTAAAAAAGATGAAGGAGTTAAACGAACCAACATGAAT